ACCCTGATCAGTACGCTGAAATTAAAAGACAATTAGAAGAAATGTCTACTACAGGTGGTGGAGCAGGAGCTGCTTCATTTACAGGTGGAACAGGAATGCAATATGCTACACCTTATGCTTTTAAAAGAAAAAAGAAAAAATTAAAAGAAGGAATAGGTGCTTCATTAGGTCCAGGTCCTAAAGCAAGTGAAGATGGGGTTAAAGATAATGCTTATGTTAAACAATTTAAGTATAAATTAGTACCTAAAGATAAAAATGGAAACTATGTTCAGAAAGGATCTGGATTAGAAGTTAAGCAATTATTTGAAGCTGAAAGTGCAAGTGAATTCCAAAAGAAAAGAATAGCTGCATTTGATCAAGTAGAACAAGGACTTAACGATATTTATAAAATGTTAAGCAATGCTAAAAATGAAACTGTAAAATATTATAATGATAACGAATCATCATATGCTGTAGTTAAACCAACAGATTTAGTTTTAGATTATATTAAAGATATAAAAGACTTATTAAAAGGAGAATAAAATGAAACAAAAAACATTACAAGAACAGTACAATTTAATTTCTGAAGGAAAAGGAAATAAAGAAGTATTTATGAAAGCTGCTAAAAGACAGTTTCCTAATATAGTTCGCAATGCCGCTACATTAACTGAAACTGTAGCTAGTCTAAAACATGGACATATAATTACAGAAGGCATCTCATTAGGTATGGGAAATTCAGCTAAAAATACTAAACCAGATTGGTTTTCTATCTTTGATGAAAATATGAATTTAGTAGCTGAGGAAGCAAAATCAGTAGAGAAAAAACCTACTAAGGAAGTTACTGATTTAGAAACTGCTGGGTATGATTATAAAGATGAAAATGATGTTAATAACATGAATTTCGAAGAATATCTTCGTGGTTATTACACAGAAATGAAAAATCCTAAAAATGCAGATAAAACAGAGCAAGAATTAAAAGACATAGTAAAAAAGAATTTAGAAAAAAATCCTTTATTTTATGTTGAAGATGCTCAATTTGGTGTTGAAGGAATTGGATATAAAGAAGAACTACCAGGTTTAGGTAAAGGTAAAATGGTTAAAGATGCTGGTAAAGGTGGTGGATACGGAGAAGCTACTAAAAAAGATTTTCCTAAAGGAGATGTTGGTACTGGTTATGTAGAATTAAAAGAAAATAAAATGATATCATTAGTAGATTTAATGGAAAGTATGCCATTAGGAGAAAAATCACCTTCAAAGCCTAAAGCTAAAAAAGTAAAAAAAGAAACAACAGATTCTAAATTATCTGAAATTGAAAAAAATGGTAAAATTGCTACTTTAGAAATGCAAATTGAAGCCCTTGAAGAAATAATTTCAAGTAAAAATGAAAGATTATCTATGGTATCAGAGGATGAAAGTTTATCTGAATTAGTAGATAAGAAGAAAATGAAGGAAATGCAAAAAGAAATTAAGCTTTTAGAAAAGAAAAAAGCTGGGATGGAAAAATTGTATGAAAAAATGTGTGGTAAATCTTACACAAAGAAAGAAATAGTAGACGAAACCCAAAACGAAGACTAATATGTCAGCATTATTAACCGAAACTCATTTATTTAAGGCAAATCCTGTATTTTTAACAGAAGGTAAAGTATCCGATAGAGGTTTACCTTTAGTTGAAGGTATTTTAGCCACAGCAGAGGTTAAAAATGGTAATGGTAGATATTACTCTAAAGATTTATGGGAAAGAGAGATAGATAAATACATGCCTTTAGTTAAAGAAAATAGAGCAATGGGTGAATTAGACCACCCAGAATCTTCAGTAATTAACTTAAAAAATGTATCACATAACATTTCTGATATGTGGTGGGATGGAGATAATGTAATGGGTAAAATTGAAATATTACCTACACCATCAGGAAATATCCTAAAAGCATTGATTGAATCAAATATTACAGTAGGTGTTTCATCTCGTGGTATGGGTTCACTTAAACAAATGGGTGAAGTAATGGAAGTACAAGATGACTTTGAATTACTATGTTGGGATTTTGTTTCAACCCCATCTAACCCAGATTCTTTTATGCATTTGGTAAATGAAGGTTTAGATTTTTCTAAACAAACAGATTATAAAAAAGTTAATTCTATTATATCCGAAATACTTTGCTCCAACGGACAGTGTCCGATTATATAACCCTCCCCCCCTTAGGATAGTATCCTAAGACATAAGCCCGCGAAAGCGGGCTTTTTTTTTTCTATTGCGACTTTAAAAAATTTTTACATACGTATCAACATAATATGTCATTTCTTATATGACATCAATCAAATTATAATCCCCATTACGTTTCTTGAATAAACGTAGTTCCAAAAACAAATTTTAGGAAAATGAACAGACAATTTTTACAAGAGGCTATTGCCGATGCTAAAGCTGTAAAAGAATCAGCTATAGCAAATGCCAAAGTCGCTCTTGAAGAAGCGTTTACTCCACAACTACAATCTATGTTCGCTAGTAAAATAGAGGAAATGGATAAAGAAGATATGGATGAAGGCTACGACGAGATGGATGAAGGTAAAGACGATGCTGAAAAGATGGAAGAAAAAATGTCAGATCCCGTAATGCGTAAAGGTGACAAAGGTGATAATAAAGCCGAAAAAGAAACCGAAAAAATGCGTGAAGAAAAAGAAATGGATGAAGACATGGACTTAGACGAAATTTTAGCAGAGTTAGAAAAAGATGAGCTCGAGGAAGACGCTCGTACAGATGCTGAAGAAGAAGGCTATTTGGATGGTATGAAGGACGAAAAAGAGGACTTGAAAGAGGACGAACGTACGGATGCTGAAGAAGAAGGCTACTTAGACGGAGAAAAAGACGAGAAAGAAGACATGGAAGATAAGGAAGATGAAGACATCGACCTTGAAGATATGTCTGAAGATGACCTTAAAGCATTTATCGAAGACGTAATTGAAGATATGGTTGGAGCTGGCGAATTAGAAGCTGGTGAATCATTCGAAGATGACGTTGATGTTGAAGTAAGCGACGAAGGAGAAATCGAAGTCAAAGATGACGAAGAAGTTTCCGTTGACGTTTCTGAAGCAAAAGAAGAAGTAGAAGAAGGTGATGATGAGATGTATGAAATGAAGAAAGATTTAGATGAAGCAATGAATGTTATTGCAACATTAAGATCAGAACTCAATGAAATTAACTTATTGAATGCTAAACTTCTCTACGCTAACAAAATCTTCAAATCTAAAAACTTAACTGAGTCACAAAAGGCTAAAGTATTAGGTGCGTTTGACAAAGCAACTACAGTTAAAGAAGCAAAAATAGTATATTCTACTATTTCTGAAAACCTCGTTACTAAAAAGAAAACAGTAAACGAAAGTGTAATTGGAAGAGCTTCTAAAACTAGCATTACTCCAAAAGTAACTAAGAAAAAACCAATTGTTGAATCAGATGAAATGGTTAGTAGATTTAAAAAATTAGCAGGTATTATTTAATTTAATTTTAACAACAAAAAAAACAAAACAAAACAATTATTATGAGTCAATTAAACTCTCTTTTAGAAAGTGCTAATCCTTACAAGTCATTGCAAAGCGATGCTGCAAGGTTAGCCAACAAATGGGGAAAGACAGGATTGTTAGAAGGTATCGAAGGCGAAACCGACAAAAACAATATGTCTATGATCCTAGAAAATCAGGCTAAGCAATTAGTAACTGAGGAATCAAACACAGGTGGTGGTGCAGGTTCAGGTACATTTAGCGCTGGAACAGGTGCACAATGGGCTGGAGTAGCTTTACCATTAGTACGTAAGGTATTTGGACAAATTGCAGCGAAAGAATTCGTTTCAGTTCAACCAATGAACTTACCTTCTGGTCTAGTATTTTATCTAGATTTCCAATATGGAACTTCAAAATCTCCATTTACTGCAGGCGATTCAATGTACGGTGACCAAGACGGAAATGCTCCTTTTGGAAACGGTGCTACAGGTGGTCTTTATGGTGCTGGTAGATTTAGTTATTCTATTAACGATACTGCATCTGCAGCTACAGCTACTACAGCTTCAGCTGATTGGGCAGATATGAATTTCGATTCTAATTTCTCTGCTTCTGCAGCTGCTGGTGAATACAAAAAAGTATTATTCCCAACTGCATCATTAGAAAATTTTGATACTAAAGCAGTTAGAGCTTTCCAACTTCACAATGGAGCTACTCTTGGAACAGGTGTTCCTGGTGTTCAAGAATCAGCTTTTACTTCATTAGTTGGAGAAAATGTTGTATTTATTGCAACTGGATCTTTATTAGATGATATCGAAGATGCTGGTGAAGCAGGTGTTGAGTATGTACTTCAAACTCTTGATAACGAAAGAGGTGATTTTGAAGCAGGAAACACTAACTTGAACGCTGATAATGCAATTCCAACACCATTTGAAATTCCAGAAATCAACGTACAAATGAGAAGTGAAGCTATCGTAGCTAAAACTAGAAAACTGAAAGCTGTTTGGACTCCTGAGTTTGCTCAAGATTTGAACGCTTACCATTCTCTAGATGCTGAAGCTGAATTAACTTCAATCATGAGTGAGTATATCTCTTTAGAGATTGATCTTGAAATCATGGATATGTTGATTGAGTCTGCAAGTGCTGGAACTGAGTTCTGGTCAGCTATTAATAACAACACTATTAATGCTGCAGGAACTGCGTTTGAAGATACTGCTGGTTTCTACAACACACAAGGACAGTGGTTCCAAACTTTAGGAACTAAAATGCAAAAACTAAGCAACATTATTCACCAGAAAACTCTTAGAGGTGGTGCTAATTTCTTAGTATGTTCTCCAACAGTAGCTACTATTTTGGAATCAATCCCAGGATACGCTAGTAACTCTGACGGTGATGTAAGCAAAGCTTCTTATGCATTTGGTGTACAAAAAGCAGGTGCTATCAATTCAAGATACACAGTTTACAAAAACCCATACATGACTGAAAATACCATTTTAATGGGATTCAGAGGTGGTCAATTCTTGGAAGCAGGTGCAGTATTCGCTCCATAC